GTTTTTATGCTTTAATTCTAAAATAAATATAACCATTTAGTATTTTCAAATTTATTAATCTGCTTCCAATATTGGTTCACCACTACCTCTACCAGTCTTAGCCACTCTAAGAATATTAGGATTGGTTGTAAATGTTTCTACTGGCGATAACCCGTCAGGAGTTGTAGTTGCAGTTTGTTGTGAACCTTTCCAGAATGAACGAACCATTCCTTCTCCTAAACCATTTACATATCTATAATGTGTTGGTAGATATCCATTTATAGCCTTTACTTCATTTATATTTCCACCAACACCTATACTTCCACTAAAAGGTAGTGTTGAAACTTTGTATTTGTAATTTGTTACTAAAACGGTTTCGTATTTTACCGGCTGACCAGGAATGTTAGTTGCAGGCCATCCTTCAGTTTGAACCGATACTTTTTTAGTAAATTGTTCTTTTATTAAAAATACACTTTTTCTATCGCCACCGGTTATGGATGCGGTTACGTGTGTAATATAATAGTTTCCAAACACACCATCAAAACTTGATACAATTGCGTTACCATTTCTAGCATACAAACCGAATCCCGCATTAGCTAACGAATCTCTTTCCATTCCAATTGCTTCAAATATAAATGCATCAACTTCTCCAGTTAAAGATGAACCTGTCGGGCATTGTATTGATGCCGTATATGTTGGTACATCTACGGTAAAAGTTTCATCAGTAGAATAATCAATTGATGTTGTGTAGAAAGGAGTTTCGGTTATTATAGTTAATTCAGTATTTGAAACTGAAGCTGTAAAATCGTTTCTTTCACCAATTAATGTTGCAACGGTTTGTGCATCTAATAACGCATCTTTTGGAATAGATTCCGATTCTAAAATTACATCATCAATTGTATTGATAAAACTATCATAATCATTTCTTTCAGATTCTGCTTTTTTCCACTTTGTTTTACTTCTTTCTAAAAAGTGTGGTTCAATTAATAATCCTTTTGAAATCTTTGCTCTAGCTGGTGCTAAATCATCTAATACATCAAATAAAGATTTATCAATATATCTAACCAATTGAATATACTCATTGATATTTTGATTCATTCGTTGGAAATAGTATTCTCTTAACGTTTCCAATTCGGAATATGTATCTTTATATTCATCACGCGGGTCACCAATATAGTTGTCAATATTAAAATCTCCAAATGTTTTAAGAATATCCATATTCAATTCCTTAATTGGAGAGAAGAATAATCCTAAACGGTTTGAATCTATTGGAGCTTGGTCAAAAGCCTTTTTAGTTGCTCTTTGCTTATATGATAAATCTGTTACCAATGATGCGGATTCAAAACGAATCTTATTACTATATCCAAATCCGATTGATGGAACATTAGCAGTCACCGTTCTATCATATGGTGTGTATTGGTATGGATATGATGATGCAGAGTACATATTACTCGCAGTTGCAAATGAAAGTTCACCATCATATGTTCTATTAATAGCAACGTTTTTAATATATGGGTCTAATATTCTATTTTTAGGATATTCAAAATCTAAACGGAATAATAAATGTTCGGTTGATGAATTATATTGATTACCATTTATTGCATCTGGAAATAAAGTATGATTATCAAATTTACTTCTAGATAATGGCGCAGTCCATAAACGGAATTCATCCACATTACCTTCATATCCGTTTCCACCGATTTGTAAAGTAGAACCACTTGTCCATTGAGCATCGTAACTCAAAAGAGACATACTAACTGATGTTATAATTCTTTGTCCATCGGATGTACCCAACCAAACTTCAAACCAAGAAGATGAATCAGCATTATCATGTCTATTGATTATTACATTTGAATAAAATTCGGTAGATATTGGAAAATCTAAACTTCCAGTTTTATAATCAGGACCAAATGCATATGGTTCATACGATGCATCAACTATATAATATGTTGAAACGGATGCACTTACAAATGGTTCATCAAAATATGTACTTACTGATTGGTCACCACCAAAGTTTAATTCCAATTTACCAAAAGAACCAGTAGTTTGTACCAAGTCTAAACTCCACTCACTACCACTTATTAAACTATATTTTGTATTTGGTAATTTAGACGGTTTTATTCTAAATTCTATTGCGTTTGGATAATTTAAACTTCCAGTAAAATACTGCCAAGGTACTTTTACCAAAGAACTACCTGATAAGTAAATTGCCGCGGTTCTATCATCAAAAGTAAATTTAGTACTTCCACCTTTAGTTGGGTCTTGAGGACCTCCAAATTCCATTATTGTTAATAAAGATTGTGGAATACCATAACAAGACATTATTGCTTTTAAAGCACGTCCAGTACCCTTATGTTTTAAAATATATGGAAGATTATTTAAAATTCTTCTCCAAACTTCTTCATTCGCTTCTTTTAATGATGTGGAATATTTTTGTGTTCCATCTTTATTCAATCCAAATGCGTATTCCCATAAAAATTGAGAATTATAAGCTTTTTTGTTTTCCCATCCCAAAGATTTAAGCATGTGTTGAACTAACTCATTCGTAATTCCTTTAAATTTTGATGCTTCAATGGCTTTAGCATTAGCTAATGATTTGATATACAACCAAACAACATCAAAATGCTGACCAATCATATCAAAGAATAAAAGAAAATCATCATGAATTCCTTCTTCAACCATATATCTTGGTAAATTATTTACTAAATAGTTAGGATTTGATTCATCATATTCTTCCGCTAATTGTAAAATATTATCATACCAAGATATTGCACTTGTAGTATCGGTTGGGACTATTTGGTAGTATGGAACTAAACTAGGAGTATATACCAATGTTTTAGGATAAGCCGAAGCATCTGTTGATTTGTATAACCATTTTTCAAACGCATCCATTCCTCTCAACAATTCATTAAGACTATCAAAAGCCTTTTTAGCTTGATTCATTTGAGAAGGACCGGTGAAAAGTTGTACCTCATGTTGAAGTGAAAAAATACCATCTTCAGTAACTATTTCAAAACCATTTTCAGTTAATACAACACCTGCTGCATATGTAGGCGGTAATAAAGTTTCATATAAGTTTTTATAATATTCTATAAGTTGTACTTTATAGAAAAAGTTTTTAACTCTTTCTTCCGCAGAACTAAAATGTACAAAATTCTCCCAAAGATATGTTGAACCACTTATAAATTCTATATTTAATTTTTGAGTATCTATACCACTTTTAATTGCATATTCATTTACAATATCAGTTGATGTAAATGAGCCACTTGCTACTAAATCTTCAAAAATTGAATATTCTATTCCATTATCTGGTTGTAAAGAAAAATTTGGACCTTTTAATGTATTACAAACCGTGGTTGTTTCTGTTACCAGATTTACCGTTTCAATTATTGTATTTGATTGAGGTTTTGAAATCCAAACTTGCTCATTTAATGCTACATTTACTGGTAATGGTTCATATAATTTTAAAATCAACGAATCAAAACTACCTGTCCAAGTAGCAATAACCTGATTATCTTTTCCAGGTATATGTAATAAATGATTTAAGTATTTACTTCTTTCATTACCAAATGCATAATCTTCTATTTGAGAAATAAAAATATCTGCAATTCTATTTATCGCTTGCTCTTTTGGAATTTTTAAATTACCCGCTATAAATGTAATTGTAATTAATTCTTCCTTTCCTTTTATAGTTTCGTATCCACTTGTATTGTATGGGATAAGAGATAAATTAAGTACAATTTTTTCAGAATTTCCACTATATGATGAAAACTCAACTAATTTTTTAACGTTTAATGTTAAATTTGCATTTGGGCCTTCTTGAAAATAGTTAGAAGAACCATTTACATGTATTCTTACAAAATCGGTATTTAAAGATTCATATGAAAGTTTAAAATCAACATCAGTACCAACAAAATCAGCTCCTTTTAGTTCTTTTGGATAAACAATTCTTGATATATCAGGAGTTCCTACATAAACTTCATCAACAACACTTAATCCTAGTTCAACAGGTTGTTCTTCTAAATCTGCATTTTTTGCAATTAAAAATATTTTGTAATTTCCAATTTCATTAAAAACAGTTTTTGGAATGCTAATTATTGTTGGCGGTATTTCATTTTGATTAACCACCGTACGTGTTAGTAAACCGTTTACATTATTTGTATTAGGTATTTCAAAGTTTAATTTCTTATCCTTAATATAAACATCAATAGAAGTTGCATTTTGAGTTTGAACTGCAAATATGTAATCCTCTTTTGAATTTATATTATATTTTTTTACTTCTTGAGGAGATACTATTGTAACTACCGGTTTTGCTTGTATTATAAAATTAGCTTCTTCGGAAATTACATCTACAACAGTATTACCTTCTACAGCATATTCAAAACTTAACGAATCAGTATCGTTAGCCAGTAACTCTTTTGGTTTAAAATTTTCAGTAGTTACAATTGCGTTTTTTAAAGAATATGCACCTTTATTTGTAGATGTAAATTGAAGTGTTGTTCCTACCTCTACTATTAGTGTAGTAACTCCTGTATTTAATTTAGTATTTTCTTGAGTTTTTAAATTTGTTACGTTTACCGAATTTGCAGGTCCTTTAACATTAATTGTTACATTATATACTTTTGCTTCATTTACTTCGGATGTAATAATATCAGTAGATGTAATATTTTTAGTAGTTAATTTAAATAAAAATTCTTTTACTTCATTTTCTGTAAGAACTGCATCGGATGATTGTAAAACTCCTCTTTCAAAATAATCTATTTTAAAAGTATAAGGTGCAGTTTTTGTATATATTGGTTTTTCTGGTCTTATATTATATAGTCCATCATTATTTACCAATGTATTTGTTACAGTATCAAATGCAGATTCTTGAAAATCAGGATTTTGAATTACATTTATAGTATATTGTTCAAAACTTTCATATCCCTCTCTACCTACGCTAATTGTTTTACCACCCGTAGTAATTACATCAGTTAAACTAAATGATAATTTGTTTGGAGTAGTTTTAAAAGTATTTTCTCCATTAACGTAAATTACAGCATTTGATGGATTTGATGTAATATTTAAATTAAAAAATCCGTCTTGATTAAGAGTTCCAGGTAAATTTCTATCTATCGGTACTATTGTAGATTCATTCTTAACAATAGCAGCCTTACCATCTGGTAAGATAACACCATCCACAGGCATAGATTCATTTAACCCTCTAAATAATTTTGCTTTAGAATTATCTCTAGTAACCGAGTCTAGTGCAGCATCTACTACGTTGGTATCTTTCTTTTCAGTTTTTATACCAAGTTTATTTTTTAGTTTTATTTTTCTCGGTTCACCAGTTTTTCTATCAAATATTGCCATTTTCTAATTCTTTTATAGGGCTTTTATTCCAATGCTCTAATTGATTCTCTTTCCATAATAACATCTCTACCACCAGGCATATAACCAAATGGGTCTGATGGGTTTACTCTTTTATCTTCAATAATATATCTCTTTGGAATAATATCCTGAATTTCTCTTACTACCGGTTCACTTATTGGTGTATTAATAGGAACATCCGGTAATATAATTTCTTTTGGAATTGGTAAATTTTTTGCTATTAAATCAGTTTTTATTTTCTCAAGTTGAACTTTTACTGGAGATGTTTTTATTTGTACAGCCTCTTTTACAGTGGGTGTATTTGTGGTTATAATTGTATCGGAAGTTTTTGATTGCAAAATTTGTTGTGTTGCATCATAACTTTCTAGATTATCAATTACACTATTACCAAATTGTGGTGTTGGGTTTATCAAATATTTGTTCAATACCTGTGTTAATACCGCTCTACACGCATTTATAATATTATCTTTTGAAAGCGATATTGATGGTTTTACGGTTTTAGGCTTTCCATATTGTAAACTATTTACATCGGAAACTCTATTAGTAAATTCATATGTACACGCTTGTACAAATGTATTATATATTTCGGTACAAAAAATATCAAAGCCATTTACTTTATATTCGGATAAAAAAGTATTAAACCATTGTTCAGAATATTTGTTTTTTAAAGCTTTTCCGATATAATTTGCATCTATTGCCTCAATAGCCGGTATTGCATATTTTAAAGTATCTTCCTTAAATTCTCCATTATTATAAAAAATACCATATCTTTCTTTTAAATCTTGTATAAAAGCAGAATTGTTATTTTCTACTGGAAATAATCTAACTTCTAATCGTGATGGTGAAATTTCAGAAACCCAAAGTTTATTACCATATTGTTCTCCACCAACTCTTTTATTTAATAAAGTTATTTCTACTTTAAAAATACCATTGTTATATCCAGATTCTTTAATCAATCTTTCCGCATCAATAAAATATTCAGTTGGAAATTGGTATTTTTGAAAAATCGTACCTTCTGCTATTAAAAAATAATCTTTAATATTTTCATTTGTTAAGGGTATGTATTTCACATTACCATATGCAGTAAATTGTCCAGATACAGGCAATTCATTATTATTTACATCATATAGTTTAAATTCTATACAATCGTTTTCACTAAATCCAAAAAATGACTGTATATCACCCTTATCAAATAGGTCTCTATCTGATTTATTTATTCTATACCCTTTATTATTAATAATATCTTTAAATGATTTTATAGCCATTATCCTTCAAATTTATTTCCTCTTTGTTTTTGCAAACCAACTGTCAACGTTACCGTTGATGTTTTTGTTTTTGCTATAAATGAACCTTTATATAATTTATCTCTACTTGCTCCAACTGCTTTTGCAGGTACTTTATCTCTAACGGCACCTTTATTTGGTGAAAGAGTTATTATCTTTTTTGCTTTCGGTTCTAATGTAATTTCACCAGGATTTTGTATAGTATCTCCTGTTTCACCAGATGATTCAAATGAAACACTTACACTTTCATTTGAAAAATTATACACTTCTACATCAGGACCGTTTATCCAAGTAACTTCACCTTTTGCGTTTGCTCTTGAATTGAATAAAATATCATCTCCACTTTCCTGTCCTTTTTTTATAACTTTAAGAGATATATCCATACCAACTTTTGAACCTTCTGCCAATTTAGCATCTTTACCTTCTAACTTTTCTTTATAATCTTTATTTTGTTCCTCTAAAGAAGCTATTCTAGCTGTCAAAGATACACGTTGAATTGCTTCAGATGTTGCTTTCTGAATCGCGTTTTGTAAATCGGTAATTGATGATTGTATTTTTGTACCATATTGAAAAGATTCATTCTGTGATGTTGCCGCAGATAATGATTCCCTATCTACATCTATTCTTAAACTTTCAGTTACAATTTCCAATTCAACAACTTTTGCTCTTAAATCGTCTATTGTTTTATTTAATTGGGTAACTTCTGCTGTTAAATCAATAACCGATTGTGTTACTGGATTATAAATTCGTCTTGGAACGGTATCTTCGACCGGTGGTAGTTCTGGTGGTAAAAGTTCAAAAATTTGAGTATCAACCGCTTTTACCAACTCATCTTCATCATAAATCGGTCTTGTAAGTTTACCAAATATTATACCAGAATTTTCGGCTTTGTTATCAAATGTGTATATACCGGCATTGTTCTTTGTATTAATAACCAAAGAACCACTTACCAATATCTTTCCAACACCAACCTCATTTTTTAGTCCGGTATTTTTCATACTAATCTTTTTCTAAAGTAAAACAAATTTTATCATCAAAATACTGCTCATTACCATTTGAAACTACTTTAAATTCAATTTTATAAGTTCTATTAGCTTCCCAATTTGAAAAATTTAATTTAATAAAGTTTCCATCAGAATCGCAACTTATTTTTGAATAATCTCCAAAAGGAATTATAATATCATTTGATATATAATCTCTAATTTGATAATAAGAAGATGTTGGTAAGTATTTTATATCATTATATGCAAATGAATTTACAAATGTTTTTAAAGGATATAATTCTCTACCTATTATTCTTATTTTTTGTTTTGTATTTATTTTGTATGATGATTTTAAATTTTTAATACCAACTTTAATATCATCGGAAGTTAATTCTACCAATGAACCGGTTTGAAGTATTTGGTCATCCCATCCTATTCTTACTTTAGGTTGATATATTGTATTTGTTTCTTTACTAAAGAATTTTAATATACCATAATCATTAACATCGTTTTCAAAATCAGCAGAATGTTTTACAATAATACCATCATTTTTTATAGAACCACTTATCCATGCTTTAAACATAGATTTAACGTTCATTTGTAAATCTGCACTTTGATAGTTGTAGCTTTGATTAGCTGAATACGAACTTGTATAATACCAAACACCACCCTGACCATCATATGAACCAGTAGAACCATTTGCAAAAGTTCCTGCAGGCAACCATTCAAGTTCAGAATCACCTTCTCTATAATTCCATGTTATACCCTGTGTAGTAACATTATCAAAACGAGTACCGATACCCATTTCCCAGCTCTGTGATATTGGGTATCCATATATTGTATATTGTAATGGAAGTTCTTCGCTTTCCGTTTCTTTTAAAATTAAAAAAGCATCACCTAAACTAATTTCACCAGATGATATTGAAGAAGATAAATGCTCAATATCAAATTTTAAAAGTGCTCTAGAAATATCTTTTACATTTCCATAATAAACTTTACTTACTTCAAGTATTTCATCCAAACCGGTATTTTGGTTTGGTTGTTGAAGGTACACCGATGCATCTTTTGATGCTGTTAAAAAATAGTATGCCATTATCTTACTCTACCTTTTATGTCTTTATCAGGAAACTTTATTTCAAATACTGATGGGTCTAATGAAGGATAAACAATTTTATCTTTAGTTGCTGCTTCAATATTATACGAATGTGGTGCGTAATATCCGCCACATTTATTTGTTATTTTTAATAAAGGTACGGATTGTACACCCTCTACATTTGCCAATAATAATTCTATTTCACTTAAATTAATAGTTTGATTAAATGTCCAATTATCAATACTAAAATAATCTTTTAATTCATTGATACAATTAATCAATATTTCGGATTTATTGTAATCAGAATAACATATAACCTCAAAATCAACACCTATATTTATAACAAACCCATCTAATAAATTTACTCCATCTGTTAAGATTTTATATTCGTTCAAATAAGTTTTAATATTTTCTTTTAAAGCTCTATTGATATTTGTTAAATTACCATTATTATCATAAGCCATTAAATATAAATTGATGGCAAATGGGTTATTTTTTTCATTTTCATTTGATGTTTTACCAACTAAAAATTTTGTAATTTGTTCTTTAACAATTGCTTCATTTGGTTCATCCGCATCTGGTTGTCTAATAAAACCCATTACTATATTAGTAAATTCTTGTAGATGATTTGGTGATGCCAAAATAGATGATGGTGAATTATTATCTAAAGTACCATCCGCTGTTGCAAACGCTTTCGCAATAGAACCAAACTTTGTAGGCATTGATAATACTCTAATTTGATAATCTTTTGCAGTTACTGCTCTATTTTGTGATGCAAAATTAGCAATAGCATTTTCTTTTATTTCTATTAAAGTATCCCCACTTTTACCACCAATCGCAGCAGTATCATTATCTATTGCAACTGAATTTTTCATTTTAAGATATAATGCTAATTCCTGAGAATTAAAATCATTTAAATCTTCATCGTATTCAATTTTGTTAATTGTTCGTATTGTCTGTGAACCAACATTTGCGGAAGTTCCACCACCCACTAAATACTTTACAGTAATTGTTGTATTAGATGGAGATGTTCCGTATGTTTTTGTTTTTAAGAAATTAGTTGGGTCAAATGATTCTTCTAATCTACTAATTGAGTTTGGTAACCCCAATCCTACATTTTTAAGATTTGGTATTAATAACTCATCAGATGCGGTTGGGTCTCCTGCTCCAAATTGAATTGAAGTTGTACTATCCGCATTTACTACAGTTACAAAACGTTTTGGCGTTTTTATTGTTTTAAGAATATATGGAACGGTTGATTTAAACTGATATAAATCTGGATCGTTAGCTTCTATATTTGGTTGTTCAATAAAAACCATTTCTTGTGCCAAATATGGAACTTCATAATATTTGTTATTATTTGAATCTCTTACATCAATTATTTGAATTACATTAGTTTCATCTAAATTGATAACTTGATATGGAGAATAATTGCCAAATGTTACATCTTTTGTTATTAAATTACCAGATACAGCATCTACATATTTTTTAATTAGATATAAAGATGGTTCACCTGTTGTAGCATCTCTTTGATATACACTTATTTCTCTGTTTGTTTCATCACTAAAATCTATAATATCTACCGTATAAAATTGTACACTATCATCGGAAGATTGTGAAATCATTCCCGATTTAATTCTTAAATAATATTTTTCGTCAGGTTTATTATTTGCACCAATTCCAATAGAAGGTATAAGTTGATATACCGATAATTTTACAGTAGATGGTGTTGTTACTTTTGGTTTATATCCCAAATATCTAGATAATGGTATAACACTTTCAATATCATCAGCATACATCATCAATGATTGCTTAAACGTATCATCTATGTAATATGATAAAACATCACCTACATACGAAGCCATATCTATAAACATAGTTCCAGGTGATGCATCACTAAAGTCATTATATGTTTTTGGAAAATAAGTTTTTGTGTACTCAATTAAATTTTCTTTAAATTGCGAAAAATCCTTATTAAGATATTTTATATCTTTTCCGTTATTTTTAAAATTTTTATTTATTGATTTTAGCGCCATTATAATTTAATTTATCCTTTATTGATTATTTGTTACTAGAATAATCAACTTTTACAGTAAAATCCGTTTCAGCATATGGTGCTGAAAATACAATTTGAACTGTTACTGTGTTGTTATCTTTTTGTACATCCGTATTTGAAACTTCAATACTTTGAATTGAAAGTTGTGGAATCCATTTTCTTACAGCATCATTTATACTTTTAAATATTTTTTCTTCTATATCATCAGTATTTGGTTCAAACAATAATGAGTGTAAATTTGTTCCAAATTGTGTACTAAATACTCTTTCTCCAGGTATTGTTTTTAATAAATTTAAAACATTTGTTCTTAGGGCTTCAATATTGGTATAACTTTTATCAAATGTTTCTTTGGTCATAGTGTATGGGTAATTTATACCAATAGCGTAATCACCAAGATTATTATTTTTACTTTTAGTTATATATTGACCTAATATTATCATTATTTTTTAAATCTTTTTACTAATTCAGAATAATCTCTATTAAAAGCCTTATCCAATTCTGCTACACCAGTTTGAACCCCTAATCCACTTGATTGTGGTCCTTTAGCAAAATCACCATAACCCATTTTTTCCGCAATAGCTGTTCTAGCGGCAATTGAACCCATATCACCCTGTCCAAAACTCATAGTTCTGAAACCAGCATCACTTCCTACAGCTGCTCTAGTTTCATTCAGAATTTGATTAATCATTGGGTTTTTACTATACGCTTCTTTTTTTATTTCTACTTTAGGTTCATCATCTCCCAAAATAGCTTTAGCCATACTTAATCCAGTATTTTTTGGTTGTTTTTGTTCGGTTAAAACTTTCTTTAATTCCGATTTTACAACCTCTTTAATAATAATAGGAAGCTGTTTTTTTACTTCTTCTTTTACTAAGATTTGTATAGCTTCCAAAAGTTTATCAGTATTCATATATCGTTTATTATGTAAATAAATATTTAAAGTCTTTATTTTTGGGGAATTTATATTTTATCTACTAAATATAGTTCCACCAATAACTACCGATGATGGATTTGCTCTCAAAGTCAGAAGATAACTATAAACCCTTTTTGGAATAGGTATGGTATTTCCATTACTATCTTTTCTTGGCTGCCCATTATCACATCGTATATACAAGCAATCATCATTTGATGTAAAATTTATTATTTCTTTATCCACATTTGGTAAAATTTCTTTAATAGAACCAAATATAGATTTTTCTCTTGCAGGAGTTGGTCCTCTTAAATACCAAACTCTACTAGAAGCAGGCCCCGTTACGGGTTCAAACTGACCCGGTGAGTTTATCGTTTCATTTACGGTTTTTGCACTTCTTATTCGTTTTCTTGTTCTATTCAAAATTGCAGCAGCTACATAAGCCTGTTCAGTTTGATTTAAACTAGATTCTGCAGCTATAAGAGATATGAAATTACTAAACTCCTGGTCATCCGTAAACGCTTGCCCCATATAAGCTTCCGCAACAGCTTTTGCACTATCTATTGTTGCTGTATAGTTAGTTTGTTTGGTGTTTCCATAATTTAAAACCTTTGTACCATCTGCTTTATTTAAATTCAAATAAACTACCCCTACATCCGTTTGTTCACCGGTATCTTCTGCTAAAGCAAATATATCAGGATTTAAACTTTTATTCTCTCCAGCCTTATATCCAGTATTTACTTGCGAAAGGGTAAAATCTTGTCCTAAATCAATTTCTCTTTGCGTTGGTGTTATAAAATATCCTTTCCAAATAACTTGAGAAGGAGCAGGTGTTCCAACCGGTGAATATGTAGCACTAGTGATTATTGTACCTTCAACTGTTTGAAGATGTTGAGTAGCCATTCTGATAAATTCATCTATCAGTATTCCACAATTCATATTTGGATTTACAGCTGACATTTAGTATTTGTTTATTTGCTCAAATAAAATTTTTGATTGTTTTCCAACAGGATGAAATCCATCTTTTATTATACCCACAGAAACTTTAGGAACAATTGTTGCTCCCTTTATTTTTTCCGCCATTATTCTTTGATATTTTTGATATTCCTGCAAATATGGAATATATCCTTCTTTTACAGTTACATATCTAGTCAATGGCATATTTTCAATCAACATATCTTTTTCAGAATCATATCCAGTGATTACAATTGCTTTCGCTCCACTTTTATTCACCGAATCTACCATAGTTTGTAGTGCAGTTAATACAGTTTCGGCTTTTTTGGCAGAGAATATATCATTTGTACCACCATATATGTAAACTTTTTCATATTTGGTTGTTGCTAATTTACTTTCCAATTCTGGCTTCATCCATAATGTTAATTGTTTACCACCAATCGCCAATATCTCAACATTGGATTTGCTATTAGATTTTTTATAATACGATGACCAAGTATAGCCAGCATCAACTGTTATTGAATCTCCTACTAATAGAATTTTTTTATTAGATTGATTATTGTTTTCTACTGGACCGGTTAGTTCGTTAGTTTCATCATCTTTTTCGGTAGATGGAGTTGGACTATCCGAAGATTTCCATTGTCCTGCATTTTTTATTAAATTACTAGTAGATTGTATATTAGCTACAACACCGGTTGAAATTTGAGTAGGTGTTGGTAATGGTATTGGAAATGGTTGCAATTGTACAGTTCTCCAATATGCCTGAACTCCTTTACCCATTTCACCAACTAAATCATATGGTTCAGTTTTTGAATATCCTTTTTGTAATGCAGCTAAAAAAAAACTTTTCATTGTATCCACATCACCCTGTTTAACTTTTATATTATCGGGTATCGTTCCCCCTCTTTTTATACAAGCATCGTATGCATTTGCAAATGCATCTGCTACGGTTTCTATACTAGGAACCTGATTTGCGTTACAAAGTCTATCAATTAATTCTTGTTTAAATCTTAGCCAACTCATATTATTTTGGTAAGTTTGGTATTTGTGATGTTATATTTCCAATTTGAGATTGCAAATTACCACCCAATCCTTGTGCTTTAGATGCTAGCCCTTGTGCTTGAGATGCTAATCCTTGAGCTTGAGATGCTAATCCTTGAGCTTTAGATGCTAATCCTTGAGCTTTAGATGCTAATCCTTGAGCTTGAGATGTTAAACCTTTTGCTTTATTTGCCATATTTTTAACACTTTCAATTCCACCTTTAGCTTTCATAGCAAGTTTTTCTCTATTTTTTAAAATATTTGGTTTAGGTGCTTCTGCTAATTTAAATGGTTTAAGAGGTTTAAATGGTGGTGGTTTCATTACTCCTTTAAAATTAGGAACATTTGGTTTTTTAATGGATTTTAATTTGTCTGCCATTTCTTTTGCCTTACCTTGTGCTCCACTCAACATATTTTTTGCACCACCTGTAAATGCATCAAATTTATTTTTTGCATCACCAAATTTATTTAGTTCACTTATACCCGGAACAACATTTCCTAAATTATTCTGAATGTTAGTTAAATCGGTTGGTATTTTTGATTTAAGCTCATTTACTATTGTTTGTCCTTTATTACCAAGATTAATATTTTCCATTGTTATGCAGTTTGATTTAATCCACTTAAAATATTATTCAATTTATTTTTAATATTTTCAAAAGTTTTTCTATTTTCAGAACCTATTGCTGATGGTCCAGCTGGTGTTTTAAATTGCAATTCTCCAATAGCATCTAAAAGTTCTCCTAATATTTCAACCAATTGTTTTCCTTTTACCATTGGTTCTAAATCTTTACTTCCCAAAAATATTTTACCATTATTTGTGACCATAGATATATCTTTATCATTGGTAACAATATTAATATTATCTTTTACGTTTACATCTATTCCTAATTTGTTATCTATTGATAAGCCACCATCTGATATAAATCCATAATTCTTTTTTGAATAAAATATCATTTCACCACTCTTTGCTGATAAAATTATTCTACCAGAATTTAATAACATTTGGTCACCTGTTAATTTACTAGGATAATCTACAAAAGATTCAGGTTTAGTTTCAAAATTTGATTTTGAGTTAGTATCTACAAATCCAGGTTGAAATTCTAATTGATAATCTTTTGAAGTTAATGCTATTACACTACCATCTCTATTAATATCTTCTTCAACTGTGTTAATCGGTGATTTTGCTAAATTAACTGGAGATTCACCGTTTCTAATTATAAGAGTAGGTGATTCGGATGGTTTAGATGTTGATTTATTGTTATATCCAGAAAATCTAATAGATTGTCCAAAACGAGATTCTATTAAAGTATCTCCTTCGTATAATTTTAATTTATGAATAAAATTATTTGCTGTAAAATAATTTCCAAATTTATTATATTTTTCAGCTTCATTTGAATTTTTAGTTCCAGGACTTTCAGTTTCCGAAGTTCTTTTAAATGCATCTACATTTGATTTTTCACCTGGATCTTCCGGTTTTCCATATAATGTACTTATAGTATTAATTATTGCCGAATTATTAACACTAACTGAACTTTGATTTCTAACATAAAGTGGGCCAAATCCACTTTCAATTATTTGTACCTTTTCATTTATAACAGGTAAATTTTTTTGAGTTTTATCTTTTGGTTGTGCTAAAAAAAGTTCAGTTGGAGGCGGAGTTTTACTATCAAGCACATATCTAAATAAAATTGCTCCTATAAATGATACCCTATCCTGTTCTTTATATTTTTTTAGATATTCGTGATTTTCATCTAAAATCACATCATGAACCAATCCTATATCACTTGTTAAAACTCCTGATAATCCACTTTGTAAATTATTAGATGTGACGGCTCTACCTGTTCCTAAATATCCCATATTACTTCATTTTCTTTTTTAAATCTTCCAATTCAAATTCTAAATCATCTACCCTTTCAACTTCTTGTTTAGTTTCTTCCAATTCTTTAAGTAATTGATTTTTCTCAAATTCAGTAAGGAAACCATCTTGTCCTTCAGTTTTCTTTTCTGCTGCTATAATTTTAGTTGCAATAGTTGCCAATTTAACTAATTGGTCATCATTCTTTACCGAACTATCAATCAATGAAGATAATACAGGTCCAATAGATGCGACATCACCCGCATGCTTTACCATTTTTTTAAGTTCTTCTATTAAACCACTTATCTTTTGTTTTTTAGAAAGTTGATTGTTATAGATATCCTCAAATAGAGAACTTAGATTTTTTCCTTTAAATAACTCAAAATCTGTTGACATACTTTATCATTTTTGTATGTCTATAAATATGTGTAGTATGAAAAGTTGGGATTAAACTGATATAATCTCAATTTTAATTTTAGGTTGGTATCCTTTTGGTAATTGATTATCAATACCTTTAAATTCTTTTACTTTATCTTTAAAATAAGTAATTTGTAATATACGGTCAGTTAGATTCATTACCGTTTGAGATGATGTAGACATTTCTTTCGTATCTCTTTTCATATTAAGAGCCGGTCTATTTGGAAAGAATTCCTTTCTCATAGCTTGTGCAATTTCTGTCCAATCTTCAACTTTATCAACTGATTTTTCAGCTGATATTTTTCTCATCTTTGAACTTAGATATTTTTCACCATGTGTATATCCCGCATCAGTAAACATATGTCCGTGATTTGTACGAACAATAGGTGATTCGGTATTTTGTAATTTAATATCAGGTTTATGTTTAGATGTAGTTTCTACACTAATCATATGCTTTGGTGAAGATATAAATGTGTGGCCTTTAAGAGATAATCCACTTTTACCTTTGTATGTAATTGTTGCTTTTAATGCCTGTTTTAATGTGGGTTGTTTGATGATGTTTCTCATCTTATCACCATCGGGTCCAGGTTTACCACCTTTCTTTACAATCTTATGTTCAGCTTCATCATGTCCAACAAGAAGTGCTGAGTTTACTACTCCAATTCCTTTTTCATTTAATCCTTCACTCCAATCAGTTACTAAATCATGCAGATATGCAACTTCCACGCCATCAATTATAGTGTGTACAATTTCTAAAGATGGATTGTAAGCTCTATCTCTATTCTTAGCTAGAATAAACTTATCTCCAACTTCTTTAGATACAATGATACATTCGTTTATCATTTTATTTACAGGTTTTCCACCCGCCACCTTTAGATTTGTAATTTTTCGCAGCCCATCCATTTGCATAAGCCGATGGGTAAACATCAAACTTTCTTTTTGCCGCTGCCTTTGATGCTGACCATTTAGCTGGGTCAGTTGGACAATTCTTTTCTAAAAATAACTGCATTGCTTCTTCTACTAATTCATTCTTCTTTCTACCCTGACAATGTGCTCTTTGCGAGAAACCTTTTGGGTTGTTACAATTAATAGATTTTTTATATTTCTGACTCCACTTTTCTTCTATGTTTTCGGATGTTTTAGATTTTTTAATAGCTTGAGATTGTCTAAAGTTATTCATAGTTTGTGTAATAACTTTAATTTGATTTTTTTGAAGTTTTACGGTATCAGAACTTTTATCTACTGCTTTTGAAATTTTATCTTTTAGCTTTTGAATTCTCTCTTTGTATTTAGATATTCTTTCGTTTGGAGTATTTTTATGACGTTCATTTAAATCACCATTTTCATTTAATATATCTTTTAACTTTATCATTATGCTCCAGTTTTTACAAATGTTGGTTTTTGACCTTTTGACTTTTCTCCACCTTTCTTCGCATCACCTGCTTTGGATTGTGCTGCTCTTTTTCTTTTTACAAATGCAGCTCTACCATCTTTACCTAATTTATCTGCTTTAGCATTTGATAAACAAGCCGCATATGAAGAACCTTTTTCGGAATCTCCACACTTACCAACCTTTTCACCTTTGGTATTGTATCTATCCCAACCACCAGTTGGTCCACTACCAAACCATTTACGAAGGTCCTCTCCTAATATTTGTATCTATCCCAACCACCAGTTGGTCCACTACCAAACCATTTACGAAGGTCCTCTCCTAATATGTCTTTTAATAATATCATTAAAATGCTACTGAAATATAATCGCCATCTGCTTCTACCCAACGAACTTTTAGTGATACTAATTTTTTCAAAATATCTACATCAAATCGGTATGCACCCATTCCGCTTATTGCTTTTATTTCAACAATATATCCATGTATTCCTTTGAATATAGTTTCATATTTTCCACCAATTACCTTTTCAAAAGCCATTACTTGCTTTTTTCTTTGCGGGTCCAATTGATTGAACTGCATTTCTTCTGCTTCATTAAGTTGTGTTAGCTTTATCATTTTATTCGTTTGTTAAATGTTCTATTACAACATAAGTATGTCTAATAAACATTAATATTATTACACCAATTAATGTATATAGTGTTTCCGTTTGATATTTCCAAAGTAAAAACCCAAATCCACCAAATCCTAATACGGAAATAATAGTTAATAGTAATGTTTTTAATTTTAAATTAATCATATTATTTTTTTACTTTAATTTTCCAGTATGTACCAAATCCAACATAAGGTGAGAATGAACCATTAGTTCCATCGGTAGTTCTGTTGTTTACACCTAAACCAAATTGGTAAATTTTATCTTTTTTAGTTTTAAGAAGTAATCCAGCTCCTACTGAACTTACAAAATCAGCTTTGTTAAATCCTCCATTTAAACCATAATATAATTGTGCTTTTGCAGGTTCTTTAACAATAAGTTCTTCTTTGATGATTCTTTCTTTTACTTTAGCATCCCAAGTTCTACCTAATATTCTATTCTTTGTGATAGTATCGGTTAGTGCGATTGTTCCCAATCCACCATCCAAAGTTAATGTATCTTTGTAAATTACTTTTGCTAAGTAATCTTTAAGCAATGCAGCAGTATCTACATTTACCAATTCTTTTAAAACCAAAGTATCTACATCAATTACTTCGTGTACAATATCTTCACCTCTTTTAGTTACTACTTTTACCTTTTCAACTTCAACGGTATCAATTGTATGTTTAATAACTTCGTATTTTTTACCATCAATTCTGATAGTTCTTCCACCTGGCATAACTCCACCTGGATTGAACCACTGTAGAAGAATGTAGATGATTAATGCTACTATAGCAATGTTTTTGAAATTAACAAATTTTTTCATAAGACGTGTTTTTATGTGTATAAATATTAGAAAGCTAATTTTGAACCGATTTGAAAGTTGTTTAACAATTTAAAATT